GGTTAATTGTTGTCTCTGGTGGGATAAAGGTGAGCCCAATCTAATTTTACACCTTTAGCATGCCTATTTCTTTAGCGCGGATGCATATTTCGCGCATATTTCTTTCTCGATCTTTCATGTTATTTTAGGGGGGAAGAGAAAGACACATAACTAGGTTACGCGTTGATACAAGTTGGCTTTCTCCATCATGCACTTCTTCCTGGGTTCCAAAGCCAGGAATGGTTACACAACTGCCAATTGTGGGAGCAGAATAGCTACTTTATGATTCATGGATCCATGTTCCCATGGATGTTCTACAATGTGCGACTACCTACACCCTGATGGTTTGGATTTATGTCGTCCACGCGATGCCGAATTTGTACGGGGCCGCGATTCACAGAGAACTTCCTGTTAGCACTTAAGCTTGACAAGACACACTACTCACTTTCACTAACTACACACACAAACTATAAATGTACGAACGGAACTCTAACATCATGAGTCGGAGAGAGGATCGGTGGAATCCACACACAAGTGGTCTCTTTCCACACAGCTTCGAGGTATCTCTGGTGGGACGGGTCGATCCCGTAAGCCAACCAAAAGGAGACGCGCGCATCTTCATCGGGTTCATGGGCCACATGGTCCATTCTCCACGACAGTTGCATCATGCCAGTCACATCCGGGTCTAGGTCAACCTTGGCGTTTTCAGCTCCACGTCCCAGACACTCATAATAAGCCTGAAACACGGGCACACCAGCGGTCAACTTTGCCCCACACGTGGCAATAGCGCGTCGCTTCACATTCCAAGCTTTCTCATTGACGATAGGCTTGAAACTTACTAAATCCTTTTCCAGCGCATCCAAACGCCGGACCATGCGATAACTACCATCCACCTTAATGGGATGAGAGCGACAGAACTCTATCTCTTCAAAGACGGTAGTGGTCCCCTCAATCTTGAGGGTAAAGCCCATTTCGGCAAACCACCGTGGCATGTCGGACTCAATGAATTGAGCGTACTCACGCTCCACCAATAAGGTATGGTCGTCCCCATTATTTGTTCCCCTGTTCACGACTCTCTTCCCAGGGAAGATATCGCGCTCCAGGTGATCAAAGTAGGACCAGATCAATCCAGTCATGATGATAATGTTTCCCATGGCGGTATTCATATCCCCGCTGCAGCGTTGGCCGCGCGTGTAATACTTAATCGTTCCGTCAGGTAACCTTATAAATCCCTTGGTCTCCAACTGCCAGGAAAGCAACTTCACCAGCTCTTTACAGTTATTGTAGACGAATTTATACACAGAATGCTCCCATTCAAGAGCCTCCTTGTGACAATGTTGATCAAATCTACTCACATCCAAGAACACGGCAACAGGGTCGACCAACTGGTCCCATTCCTGTCTAAGTGCCTCCCCAGTCTCATCAGCATTCTTGCCCTTCATCACCACATCCCAACCGTAAACTCGGGAAATGGCGGCGTAGACCTCGTGCTCGATCGGTTTCAGATAACGGCCCACTGCCACGTTGTAAACAGGGTGACGCGGCTGAATAACCCGCGCCACACCATTTGAGGCTGTCTTTTCGGCCTTCACAAAAGCATTGACATAGCTGTGCTTCTTTTCCACTCCGTTCAGTTGGAATGAGTTCGCAGCATTGTCGTAAATCGTTCGGCGCTTACCTTTGTAGTATGAGACGAAAGTCTCCAAATCTACTGGGGTACGCTTAGTTAACTTACGCTTGAGTTGGTCCAAATAGCGTCGCATCCGACGCTTAAACAGCCCCGGTGCAGGAGAAAGTGGTAACGCATAGTCGGAGGGCTCCCCATCTTGCCTCGGTAGCTTTTCAGCATCCGGGGCATTAGGTCTCACCACTGCCAACAATCGTTCAACCACTGCCTTCTCCGCACACACGAGGGTGGGATCGTGCCCGCCGAAATGCTCTGCCGTGCCAATGTCTGACAAAACAAAAACCTTCCGGCTCAACGGGACTCCAAGGGCCCTCTCCACGGTTACACCAGGCACTCTTCCTTTACCATAGCGAGCTCGGTAGACATCAGAAATCTTGTCTACGCTCACCTTGGTTCGGGTTGAGTCCATACCGCGGTAGGCCCCTGGACGTCCCTAACGGGGCGGACCCCCAGGTCGACTGGCTCCGAGCAACTCGGAGGTCCAGTGCAACCCAGGGATCGCAGCCACTGCGTCCACAACCGACCGTTTAATTCCACCGAGGAAAGAAACACGGCTCCAGGACAGAGCAGCCACACGCCCATCACAGATCTTCTTTGCAGAAGTCTCTTCCATGGTGTCAACGAACACCATAGGCACCGCAATTTCGAGGATCCTCTTCACATGACCAGGAATCACTCGATGCTCCTCCGTGAGCACGCGGTGGAGATACAACCAAACAGCCTTCCGGGTGTCGGGTCGATACTCAACGGTGGTTGTAGAGCAACCACCAAACTTGTTCTTCGCCAGGACAACGCAATGTGCGACCAGCTTTTCCCAGGTGTCATCTCTAACCACCGTGGGGACCTTGTTCGCCCAATCGGCCTCAGCCGTGAGCTTTGGGGGCTTGTCCGAACGCTCGTCAGCAGGAGCGTTGCGCCAGGCCAACAAGGCCTGGGCATCCGCACTCTCTGCCGACGCCTGAGCGTCCGACCCGTCCCTACTTGCAATGGGATGCAAGGACAAATGGTCATCGACAGACGCAGTAATATCCAATACCTGCGTGTCAAGCACACTGTCTGCGAGCCTTTCCAGAGAGCGAAATTCATCCATGGGTTGGTGATCGAATGGGGCTTGCACCTCCACCCTCTCATACACCATGGGTTCCGCATCATCCTCATCGGGCTCAGCAAACAGGTCGGCGATGTCAGCAAAGAGGCAGATCTCGGGGTCGTCGTCGGGGAGGTCGTCTGCGGGGTCCTCAGGGCGCGTGCCCTGCAACTCATACCGCGACAAACCCCCACCGCCCAACCCAAGCCGATAACGTGTCCGGTTCAACCATGACACGACGACCCAGGCCACGAGCCCAGTCACCACCACCACGCCGGCAATCTTGACGCCTCTCAACAGTCTACTCTTCAGGAGATTGTAACGAAAGAGCAATCCGAGTCGGTTGTACTCATAACCCGTAGGAGGCGCAAGTTGATCAATGCGCGCCTGATTCCTACGGGCTTCAAGAAACCCGGATGCCCGATGTACGATGTCCCTCAAAGGAGTCGCAGAAAGCGGGAAGATGCCTTCAACCCAGTCGCGGGCGACGTTGACGTAGTCAGTCGGAGAAAACTCTGGTGCAACAACAGGCACCGAGCAATTCATATCCAACGCCGACATCAAGCCCGGAGACATAACGGTTGGGGCCTGCTCAAAGAACCTGAAAGGCGCCCCGCCAGAGGCACTGCAATTCATGTCCAGGGCAGCCATCAAGCCGTCACTAAGGGAAGTCCCGGAACGGTCCGGGAGCCATCGGTCAAGGTTCACACCCTTGCCGACTACTGCATAGGCACGCATCACGTAACCGAAGTCAACTGCCTTGAAGACTTCTGTTTGTTGTCCTTTAATACCAGACAACACTCGGCCAAGGTTCCCCTTGACACCCGTGAGGCACTGCACCACTGACTGCACACCAGTGGAACTCGGAATCGTAACTTCCGGACGTAACCCGAACGCTGAGGAAAGCGTAGAGGAAACCTGAGCAATGTGCCAGCAGGAGCATACAGAACACGACAAGTTGCAATCGTTTCGTCACGGCATTCTCCAAACGTGATAATCGTCGGCAAGCGGAAAGATTCTACCACCTGTCTCGCGGGTTATATACTATACCGCTTCCTTAACAAGGACACGGCGTGGCGGAAATAACCAG